TACTTGAGCAGCATATTGCTGCGGGGTTAAACCAAATTTTTTCGCTAACGCTACTTGCGTTTGAGTTAGCTTAACTTTTCCTGCACTCGTAGAACGAGATACAGAGGCAACCACTGTCGTAGGTCGCTTTTGAGCCTCACCAGACCTTGGCTTGTCTTCGCTCCGACCAAATAGATCAGGAAACGTTGACCTCATGCGACCATCAATTTGGTCGAAGTATTCAGCAGAGCGGGGATCCACTCCGTTTGTGACTAGCTTCTGATGCAGCCCTAGTGCGTAGCTGGTGTATTCTTCAAACCCTTGCTGTCCGAACCACTGGTTTTTTGCCTGCCAGCGCAGAGTTTTTTCGTCCGGTTCAGCCCTTGAAGGTTGGGCTTGTTGTGTTTGTACCTCAAAATTTTCTTCCTGTAAAGGGGCAGGACGATAATTTCTTACTTGTTCTGCACGGATCTTTGCATCCATCACCTCTTCTTGAGCGGCAATGATGGCATCCGTGTCGAAGGACTCTTGGGCTTCTTTGAGTTTGCGACGTGCCATAACGAGTTCAGACTCGGCTTTTGACTTCGCGCCTTCAATGATGGCTTCCTGTCCTGTGTAGACGTTTTGCTTGAGGCGTTTGTTTTCCTCAATCAACTGCTGTGCAAGACGCTCCAGCTCTTGCTTCTCACGCATTGTTGCTTCTTTGACACGGCGCTCGTCGTGACGGGCGTGGGTCAGCTCTTTAATGCGTCCTTTGACTTTGTCAGAATAAGACTCGATTTCTTCGTCGGTTGGATCCAGCACTTCACGGTCAAGGGGCTTGCGGCCTCTGTCACGCTCAGGCGTATCGTCTTCGATTTCAATCTCTACTTCATCTGCCCCTTCAATCTCAAACTCAACCTCGTTGGTCTTCTTGTCTTCAATTTCGTCGGGGAACTTGTATGCTTCAGCCATATTATTCCTTTCAAGCGCGGGTCAGGCCGCGAGGGTCTTGCACAACAGCATCAACTTGGTCGTCGTTGATGAGACGGAACTCCTTGCCAAAGATCTTGAATCTTGTGCCGGAGTAAGTACGTACTAACACAAAGTCGCCTTCTTTACACCATGCTCCGTTGGGAAACTTGGCGGTGTCGTTGTACGCATCGGGGCCAACTTTCAAAACAAACAACACAGTGGTTGCTGTTTCTTCTTGGCGCATGCTTTCAATAGGCCGGACTAAGTCCAGACTTGTACCATCCACTCGTTCAGAGATGTCGGGCACAGCGCAAAGAATCTTCCAACCTGTTGGGATTGGGAGTTGCGTGGCCTTTTGCTCATCGTTAGCTTCGGCTTCAGGTGCATCCAGAGGCTGGATGGGTTCAGGCAGTGCAAAAGCACCGGGGGAGAGATCAAGATCACTCATTGGATTCTTCAACTTTCTGTGCAAGGTCAAGTAGATAACGCTCTGCGAGGGCTAGACCCTGAATAATCCCGCAGAGTTTTTGGTACTCTTCAAAAGTACGGCACGAACCACCAGCCAAGTCATCGGCATAGTTGTTCATGTCTGTGCGTATTTTTTCACGTAATACGCGTACGAAGTCTTGGATCATTTTCTAGAACCTTGGTTCCTGCTGTTTTGAAGCGAAGCAGTACGCGCTTGTAAGGCCATCTCAGCTTTACTCTTTGCGATGTCGGCCCCCATTTGGAGACCGGCACGTTCTTGTTCAAACTGTTGCTTGAATTCGCTCTCTTTGATTTGCGCACCTGTGCGAAGAGCTTCCAACTCCAGTTTGCCGCTGACTTCTTGCTCTTTCAAAGCCTGTGCGTCGGCCTTGGCAGCAGCGTCCATCATGATCTTTTGTTTCTTCAACTCTAGCTCTTGGCCCTTTAGTTGGAGTTCCTGCATCTGCAACTGCATGACTGGGTCTTGCATCTGTTGCTGTGCTTGCGCCTGTGCAGCCTTGGCTTGGTTCTGCATCATGACCTGTTGCGCTGCTTGAGCCATCATGCCGGACAAAGCAATCTCCACCTGTGGCGGCAACTTCTCGTCTTCGGGAGGCAGAGGCATGCCCAACTGCTGCTCAATCTGCTGTCGCATTTTGTAGCCAACGTGTTCTGCAATGTGTGCAGTAATCGCGCCCATGATCTTGGGAGCCTGTGGGTTCTGACCAATGAACTGCTGCATCATCGGGTCTTGCATCAGCATCATGTGCACTTGGATATGCGCGGCGTGATCTTGATGTATGAATGCCTTGAGTGGTTTGCCCTTAAGTACATTCTGGTTCTCCTGCACTGGGTCGATTGGCTTCATGTCCTCTTCGATTGGCACAAGCTTCTCAGCGTTTTTAATACCCAAGACACCCAGCATACCGCGATGCAGTTCAGGTAAGTTGTAGATGTCCGGAGCCATCTGCGCCATTTGAATGACGGCTTGGTACTGGATAACGCGCTGAGACATGGTCGCAGCGTTGGGGTCTGACACGGGGATAATGTCCACCAAGTCATAGTCGGCTTTCTTAGCTTTGCGAGTGCCGTACTCAGGTGTGTATGTGTAATCTGGATCTGTGTAGTCGCGGATGATGTTCTTCAAGAGCTTGAACTCTTGCTTCAAGGCAAAGTGCACACGAGCCTGAACAGCCGTCATCACCTTTAACTGGCGCTCCAACAACGCAAGCGTTGTACCAACGGGAGCCTGCGCAGACATGTCAGACACCTTCATGTCAGCAGTCGCGGCAAAGCGACGACCTTCATCGACGATGGTCTGCATCAAGTTAAACAGCGTGGCGCTTGGCTCCTTGTACGGGAGCGGCAAGATATTGTCGCGGATCGTGCCCGAGCCTACGTCTACATCACGGAACTCTCCGGGTGCGATTGGTGTGTCGTCTCCCTTGATTCGCAGGCCGCGTGTCTTGAGTCCACCGGGCAAGTTGCTAAGTGTTCCTGCATCGACAAGCTGGCGCATGAGGGACGTAGCGGATTTAGCAAAGCCTCCGATAAGGTGGAAAAGCCCGAAGCCGTAAGCTCCAAAACCCGGAATATATTGGTAGTGAACAAAGTGCTGGCGCTTGAGTCTGAGGTCATCTTCTTCCTTCCAGTTGCGGCGGATTGACAGGATGTCGTTAGAGCCTTTAATCAGCGTGACAACGTATGGCAACATGATGCCGGTCTCTTCACCCGAGTCGTCCTTGTCTTCGTAACCTTCAAGGTTCAAGTCAACGTGGCACTCATACAGGGTGTAGCGGTCGTCATTCAAGTCACTAAAGCCTGTCTCTTTGTCCTTGGCTTTCTGAATGTCTGTCAAGTCTCTGGGTGCGTCAGGCAAATCAACGTCAATATAAAAACCTGCTTGCTGAAGCTTGATGATTTCGTTCTTGGTCTTGCGCATGACGTGCGTGATGCGGTAACAAGTATCCAAATCCGTTGTGCCGTACGGCAGATACATATCTTCCGCAGGAATAAACATCGACACTTGGCGTCCCAAATTGGGATCGTAATAGACCTTCTTAAACGCTGAGCCTGTAGCTGGCAGTGACCAAAGCATGCGCTCGTGTTCAGCGCGGTACTCCGTCATGACCTCCGTCAACTCGTAGTTCATGTCGTCTTCAACGTTAGACGCCACTTCTTTCATCTCTGGCGTTTCTTTGCCGATGAGTTTGCTGCGCACTGGCCCTTGGGCTGGGAACGTCTCAGTGATTGTCTCAGCTTGGAAGCGCACAACCGCTTCTGTAATCATAGGGTGGAACACACCGCATGCGCCGTTCCACGGCTCAGTGCGTTCTTCTATCTGTAAGCCCAACAGCTTCAGACCGTCAACGTACGTCTTCTCCCAATCCTTGCGGCCATTCTTGTCGTTGTCAATGTCAGACACCAAGTCCCCAGCCAGCGACTGCAAGGCACCGCTTTTTATGTACTCGGCCAAGTTATCGTCAAAGCCTTCTTCGCCGTCATCTTCTCCGGGCGTGAGGGTAATCTCTAATCCGTCCATGCCGATGGTGACTTCTTCGGGATCAACAATCTCTATCTCAATCGGTGATTCTTGTTCGCCCAGCGCGTCAATGCCCACGGGTTGTTGGTACAGCGCTTTGTCAATATTCGTTGCCATGTGTAGTCCTAGTAGTATTCGTGTTTCCTACGGCGAAAGATTTCAAGCTCGTCTTTCTCATCCGTGTCTAAAGCAATAAAGCCGCCTTGCCTAAAGCGCAGCAGCGCCTGTGTGGTCGTATCCACGTAGTCGTCGTGCTCCCCAACTGGGAACGCGGCCATCTCTTCAATCACTTCTCGTGCCCAGCGTGTGTCGGGTGCCCAGACTTTACCACTGCTAAATAAATCCGCAACAGCGTTCACTCGTACCATCTTGTCGTTACCGCGACTGGGGGAGAACTCCTGAACTGGAATCCCCAACGCCCGAAGTTCCTGTATCAACGGGGCCCCTGCTGCCTTTTTCTCCACAATGAACGCATCAGGTTCCCACTCCTTGTATTGCTTAAGCGCCACCACCTTAAGCTCAGGGAAAGCCATACGATCTTTAAACGCATCCAGCAAGATAAGCTGGGGGGAGTCATTTTCTTCCTCGTTGTAGAAGATGCCCCACGTTGTGCAGGCGGAATAGTCGGAGTTGTTCTTGGTTTCAAACGCCGTATCCCAAGACTGGATGACGTATTCACACCTTGGCGGGTCATCCTGCTCCCAAATACGCCACATTTTGCGCGAAACAATGGCAGAGTTCTCCGATGTGGGCTGCTGCATGTACTGCGCGTTCCAATACCGTGGATCAATCGACGCTTTTGTAGCTTTTAAGCTATCAAGCGGCCACTGCTCGGGCCAAAGCGACTTCTCGTTGTCCTCGTCTTCGTTCAAAATGGCCGGAAGCTCCACAATCTCCCACGGAATCGAGTCAGGATTCTTTGACTGGTAGTCAATTAAACGCCCAGTCAGGTCTAACAACGACCAACGCGTCATCACAATGATGATCGCACCACCCGGCATCAGACGTTGGAGCGGCCCCGTCTGAAACCACGACCATGCGGTATCAAAAGCCAGTCTCGAATTGACTTTAACGTCTTGCTCGGAATGAGGATCATCAATAACGAACAGATCAGCACCACGACCAGCAAGAGCGCCCCCGACACCAGCAGCATAATACTGACCGCCAGCGCTTGTAGAC